GAGCCCGCGACCTATGTCGAGGTCGATGTCGGCAGCCTGATGAGAGCATTGAGGCCGTGAAGGTCCGGTTCTCCCGCAAGCTCACAGACTTCGGAGTCTTCGACCTCGAGGCGGTGCCGCGCGGCGGGGAGGTTGTCCTGCTGCCGGGGACCGACGCGCAGCTGAAGGTCTGGAACGTGGCGTGGCGCCTCGACGGGGAAGAGCCCTGCGCCGTCGTGTTCCTGATGACGGAGAGCGAGTACATGTACGAGATGAGCGGCGGCCATCGGTGAGCGAAGAACGCCGCTGCGGTCACTGCGGCCGGGACGGGGCAACAGCATGGGCGGGAGGCGTGCACCTGTGCCATACCGACGACCCGGTGCGGCCCGACTGCTACCGGCGGGTGACGGTCTACGGCGAGCCGGTCGGCGCACTGCTCGGCCTCGAGGTTGAGGCTGCGGGAATCAAGGACATCGTCGGGCGACGCGGTCGCACGGTCTCGCCGGAGGAGTCGGCGATGGCCGGGCTGGTGGCCCTGACCGAGGAGCTCGGCCTCTACGGCACGGGGCCCGACTCCGGCTAGCGGCCCTGCTGCTGCTCGTAGCCCTCAATGACGGGCGGCGCGTCGCCGCCCCGCGCTGCGACGATGGCGTCGGCGGCGCGGCCGAGGCTCGCCTCGCCGTGCGCTTCAAGCATCCTGAGCAACCCCTCGGCCGTGACCGACTGGCCGCATGCCCTCAGGTCGCGGTTCATCCAGTCGGCAAGCATGGGGAAGTAATCCATGTTGAGTGCCAAGCAACGCTCACCCCCGCCGGGCTGTACTAGCGGCCCTGCGACTGGCGGAACATCTCGTTCCTGGCGGCCCGCCGGCGTTCCTCGTCGGTGAGTACGGGTACAGCCTCGGGTTCCGGGGCGGGGACGGAAGTCTCCGGGGCGGCCGCGGGGCGAGGTTCCGGCGCTTCGCCGTCGGCCTCGGCGGCGGCGGCGAGGGCCTTCTTTCTCGCCCATGCAAGCCACGCTTCAGCACCGCCGCCGACGTTCAACAGCCAGTACCGCAGTGCGTCCATGAGGTGGTCGGGCGCATTCGAGTCCGCGTCTTCCGGATCGCCCCGCTTGGCGTGCGGGAGGTTGGCCAGTTCCCACCATGTCTTCGGCAGCGTACGGAAGAAGTGGATCATCGGGCAGGTTTCCCAGCCCATCGCCCGGTGGATCAGGCAGGCCGGCCCCTCGGACAGGTAGGTGTGGACGCGCTGCCAGCCGGACACTCTCGAGCCGGGCCCCTTGCCTGCGGGAGTCAGGTGGACGCCGTTCTCCGAGTAGACCTGCGAGATGGGCTTCGCGTCACCGCGCACGGCCCACATCGCGTCGTCGGCCAGGCGCCCCGCGATGTGCTCGCCCTCGGCCTCGGCCGCGAGGATGCGCTTCGCCTGCTCGGCCTCGCCGACCTGGGTCTCGTAAATCTCGCGGTAGGCCCACAGCCGGCCGTCCTCGTCGACCGCGCCCCACAGCACCGCCCACGGCGCCGTGTAGCCCCAGTCAACCGAGCAGTAGCGGCGCCAGGATTCCGGCATCGTGAACGGGTCGACGGAGTGCCGGTCCCACCGGAGCTCGGGGAACATCTGCCCGGCGAACTGGCCCCAGTCGCCGTCGCGCATCGCGGCGCGGCGGGCCGGGTCGGGGATGGCGTCCAGGCGGCGGAAGTACGCCTCGTCCAGGTGCGGGTTGTCGGTGGCCTTCGCGGGAATGAACCGCACCGTCAGGCCGTGGTCGTCGGTGACGACCTTCCGGCCGTGGTCGGTCGGGTCCACGTACCGGGCGCGGACCTCACCGTGGCTCGGGCCGCCCGGGTTGCTTGTCGACCGGATGCCGATCACGGGGACGCCGTGCGCCGACCGCACCCGTTCGAGCGCGATCACGTCGACAATGCCCGGCGCCAGCAGTGTCCGCTCGTCGACGAACACGAGCTGGTACGCGCCGCCCTGCCGACGGGACGCGTCGTCGAGCGTCTCCATGTAGCGCAGGCGGATCAGCGAGCGGTTCGGGAAGGTGACTTCCTTCTCCGTCTTGTTCAGCCGGCCGCCGAGCGCCTCGCCCCAGCCGAACCGCTGGAACTCCGGGTAGATCGACTCCGCCAGCTCGTCATAGGAGCGGCGGAGGATCAGGACGCGGATTCCGGGGTACTTCACGCAGGCACGGAGCGCCTCGGCCACGATGGACGCGGTTTTGCCGCCGCCCGCGGCGCCGCCGAACAAGACGTCGTCCTCGGTCGCGGCATGGAAAAGCTCCTGCGGGCACTGGCCGCACGGTTCCGGGAGGTCGGCGTCGCCGCGCTTGCGGGCCTCGTGCCGCGGCAGGCAGATCGGCTCGTACCCCAGCAACTGGAAGGCGTCGACGTTGCGGAGCCGCTCCTCGTCGGCGAGGCGCTTGCGCTCGCGGAGCCCGGCGAGACGGCGGAGTTTGTCAGCGGGCGCCAGTACCAGGGGTCCGGGCATCCGCCTCTCCGAGCTCGGCTGTCAGCCGGGCGATCTCGCCGTCCACCATGTCCTCGGTGATTACCTCGACACGGGAGCGCGTCGGCGGGTACAGGTCCCGGAGCCTGTTCTCTTCCTGCTCGATCTTGATCAGCGTGTTCAGTGCCCGCAGGACCGGATCGCCGTCCGCCAGCGGCCTGCCGTCGTCGTCGCGGACGATCTTCCCGGCCTGGTTGACGACGTAGTGCCGTCCCGTCAGGACCCGCTGCGCGGCCCGCCGGTAGTCCTGCAGCCGGTCGAACACGGCCTGGCGGGCGTCGGCCTGCTCGAGCGGGTCGGCGGCGTTGTCCTTCGCCGCCCGGCGCACCGCGTCGGAGGCCGCCGAGTGACTGAAGCCGAGCTCCGCGCCGATCTGCCGGTACGACAGGCCGCGGCGGAACAAGTCGTAAGCGCGGTGGTCGCGTTCCATCGTCTCGGTCGAGCGGCGGCGGGGCACTGTTCACCGCCCCGCTTGTCAGGTGATCCATACGTCAGGCTGACGGCGGGTCAGGTGAAGGAGACGGGCTCGGCGGTGCCGTCAGGGTGCACGAGCTCTGGGGTGATGCCGGCAAAACGGGAGAAGCGCCGAAGAATTACGTCACAGTACTTTGGATCGAGTTCCATGACGCGGGCGCGGCGGCCGAGCATGTGGGCGGCGATGAGCGTTGAGCCTGACCCGCCGAACGGCTCGTAGACAAGGCCGCCGGGAGGTGAGCTGTTGCGGATCGGAATCGCGCAGACTTCAACAGGTTTTTGCGTCGGGTGAACCTTCTCGGTCTCGGCTTCCTGCCGGGACACCGCCCACAGGTCGGAGCACTTGCGGTCGCCGAACCAGAAGTCCTTGGCCCCGCCGTGGCCCTTCCAGCCGTAGTAGACCAGCTCGAACTGGGAGTGGTAGTGATTCGGGCGGAGCACGAAATGCTCCTTGGCCCAGACGATCGGGCGCACCTGCATGCGCAGGTGGAAGTCGAACAGGCCCGCGTACATGGTCCAGTTCCCTGAACCGCCGAAGAGGTAGACGCGGGCGCTGGCGTCCAGGACTTCCTCGACGGCGAGGGCGAACGACAGGGGGATCGCGGCCTGGCTGAGGTCCCCGGCGATCGACTGCTTGCCCTTGTCGTTGCCGAAGGCGACACCGTACGGCGGGTCGGTCACCATCAGGCACGCCTGCTCGCCGTCCATAAGGCGGGCCGTGTCCTCGCGTCTGGTTGAGTCTCCGCACAGCAGCACGTGGTCGCCCATGCGGTACAGGTCGCCGGGCTTCGTCTGCGCTTTGGCCGGGATTTCGGGCGCATCGTCGGGGTCGGTGCGGCCCAGCTTCGGTTCCGGCTCGTCTTCGGCCAGGAGTTCAGCAAGATCATCTTCGGTCCAGCCGGTGCCCTCGTAGTCGCCGTCGAGCCCCGCGAGCAGTTCGGCGAGCGCGTCGGAGTCGTACCGCTCGCCGGTCTCCGGAGAGGGCAACTCCCCCAAACGGTTATCGGCCGCGTTGATCCTGCGCGCTTCGTCGTCGCTGCACTCGATCAGCTCGGCGCGGCCCGTGTCCCAGCCTTCGGCCGTCATGGCGTCGAACGTGTGGTTTCCGGCGAGGATCGTCAGGTGCCCGTCGTGGGAGCGGACGACGAGGGCCCGGTACTGGCCGTGGCGGCGGATGCTCTTGCGGATCTCGCCTACGTTGCCGCGGCGGGCGTTGCCGGGGAAACGTTCCAGTTCGCCGATCGGGATCTCGCGCGTAGCTACCCACTTCGCGGGCACGTCGCCTCCGCTCTTGCCGGCCGGTGACGGATGGCGACTTAGTGCAGCTCAAAACCTTGTCGCTACTTCTTGACAATGTTCCCCGGAGTGGGTAATGTTTTCCTTGTCAGCAAGTAACGACAACGTAGGAGCATCCGATGACCAGCCGAATCGACCCCGCTGTGCAGGCCGCCTACCAGGCAAAGCTCCTGGCCGCTATGACGATCCCGGACGCCGGCGCACAGGCGCACCTCACTCACGCCGACGTCAAGGCCCACCCGGCGTACTTCATCGCCGGCCCCGGCCAGGACATCGCCAGCCGTACTCAGTGCGGTCACGGCTACTACCTGACCGACTCCTGCCCCGGCTGCGACTACGACGACGACCAGGCCGCCCCGGACCCCGACCTCTGCGCCCACGGCTACAGCCTCTACATGGCCGCGACCGCCTGCCCGCCCTGCCGTCGCAACGGCGTCACGCCCGCGACCGTGACCGCGCAGTGAGCCCCGGCCCGCGGCGCTGACAGCAACCCGCGCCCCGTTGGTCTAGCGGCAAGGACGCCTGACTCTCAATCAGGAGGGCACCGGTTCGAATCCGGTACGGGGGCACGCACCGCAACTACTACAGAAGGGCCAGCGTATGCACGAACCGATCCGCTACAGCAGCGCCGCAGACATTGCGGCGCTGTTCGGCGTCCAACCGGGAACCGTCGAGAAGTGGCGCGAGCGGTTCGGCCCGGACCGCACGCCCGAGCAGATCGCCAAGGCGCCCACGATACCGCAGCCCGACGCCTACATCGGGCCGTTCGCCGGGTACCTGCCGGGGCGCGAGGAGGAGTTCCGGGCGTGGCGGAGGTCGCTGCCGGGGAGCGGGGCCGGGGGCGGAAGGCCGCGCAAAGGTTAGGCCGCCGCCGTCTTCCGCGCTATCGCCCGCGTCAACCGCCATGCGTGCCGCCCCGCCTCGGCCGCGTCCGGGTGCCCGGCACCGCAGCACGGCAGTTCCCCGTCGTCAACGGGTACCCCGGCGCGGT